TAAAATTATATAAGAAGTGATTAATAACTTTATCAGGATCCCTAAAGTTAATTAAGTCAACTATGTTATTTACAGGATTTGGTTTGTAATTATTAATAGTTGCTCTTGCATTTGAAGATTGACCAACTACATCTTCAGTAAGACCAAACTTATCTTGTGCTGAAATAATTAATCTATTATTATCTAAGTCTTCAACTAAAACTACAGCAGTTGCACCGGTAGTTTGACCTACAATAGTTTCACCTCTTGTAAATTTACCATAGTCAGACTCTTCTAAAAGAATTTTATCACCAGCATCTAAAGATGTTCTTGCTGTGTCAATTCTACTAGAGTTTAAAACTAAATTGTTTTCTTGTCCTGTTTCTGATTGTAATAAAATACCTGTTGTAGATAAAACAGATGTTACTTCTAATTCGGCAGATTCTAATAATTGATAATAGACTTTTAAAAATTCGGCAAATTTAGGGTGGTCAGCAACTACATATTCTGGTAATTGGCTGTTAAGTATTGTTGAAATTTTATCATTAAATTTTGCCATTGTTCATTAATAACTTGCTGTTGGTGTGTAACCTACACCAGCTTCGGCAGAACCACCAACAAATGTGTCTGCTGTAACTGATATGCTTGAATTTGCTACATCAATTTCTACAATTTGGTCTCTAACAGGTACAACATCATTTGAATTTGGTTGTACTGTTAATTCAATAACTGTAGATGATGCACCTCTAATATTTGAAATAGATGCTACATTTAAAGAGTTAAGTGTAATTTGTCCTGTATCATAATCAATTGTGCCTTGTGTTTCATTTGCATATGTTCTGATACCTGATTGTAAATAATATCTTCTAACATTGCCTGCACCATCATCATCTAAAAACATTTCTAAATCACTACCTGTTACTTTGAAACCAGTTGAACTTAAAATACCACCTGCAGCTGTATTGTGTCCTGAATGTGGATTGAATAAAGCATTTCTAAAATAAATGTCATATCTTGTAGATGATGCTAAAGTAGGTGTAAAACTTTTTCTCATTTTAATTGTGGTAATGTTTGATAAAATACTTGTATCTGTACCGTCAATTAAACCTGTCAATTTTGAATATCTGAATACTGCATCAAATTTTTGTAATGTTGATGTATTGTAATTTGTAATTGATGTTATAATATCTGACCTTAAAGTATCTGTAGATTTAGTTGTTGATTTAGCATCATACTTTGCATTTACAGTTAACAATATTGAAGTTGTTTGTGGGTCAACAATTTGAGGAGATACTGAAGCCACATTGTAAGGTTTTAATGAATCAATAATAGATTGTTTTGTTGTTTCTGTTAAAGTAGAACCTGAAGCGGCCTTAATTGCAATCTTAACAATACCATATCTTGGAGTTTCATCATCTTCACCACCCCAAGCACTAACTGATAATGCATTTGGATATAATGATTGAACAAGTGTTTCGTAATCTGTAGTTGTTACTGCTCTTTCCTGAGCTGCATATTGTAATGGTGCATTATGTCTAATTGATTCATCTGTTTCCCCCTCAGCACCACCTTGTGCTGATGAATTTGTTGTAATAGAAACATTTGTAAATCCTCCAACATTGCCTTGTAAACTAAATGAACTTGCACCGTTAGCTGCTGTTTTATTTGTAACAATGTATTGTAAGATAACAATATTGCCGTCATCTAAAGAAGCACCATTAATACCGTCACCAAAATAAACTTCATATTTGTTATCTTCACTTTCTTGTATAAAATAAACTTTTGAAGTTGAACTAACATTATTATAACCACCTGCAAGTGAGTATGTTGATGTTGATGAATCACTTGAACTTGTTTGAACTGAAACTTTTAAAGTTGATGTATCTGCATTTGCACTTGGAATAATAAATCTTTGGTCAACATCATTTACATCATAAGTGTATTTAAATGTTACAAGTGTGCCTTCATAAATTGTAATGTTACTAAACTCATAAACACCGTTTACAGGAATAGTTGTAAAATCTGAATTAGTTACATATTGATAAGATACATCATTTACAGTTGTTGTAAAAACTGTACCTTTGTTCATAGTTACTGAGGTGCCTGTTGCATTATTTAATCTAATATTAATATTGGCCATTGGTGCTCTTGGTGATGATGGTGTGTAACCAATCATTTTTGCCAATGATACAATATTGTTTCTAATGTCTGCACTATCTAAGTACAACTCATTGGTTGCCATATTTGCTAGATAAGCAAGATAGTGTGTGTTGTAAGATAAAATATCTAATAGAACTGATAATGAACTACCTTCAAAATCATAATCCTGAAATTGTGATTGACCTTGTAAAAAGTTTTTAAGATTTGTTTTTATTAGGTCAAAATCTAAATCTGATACTATTAATTTGTGGGTTGACATTTATTATCTTAGCCTTTGTAAAAATGTTGTGACTACTTGTGGACCTGGAACACCTACTACATAAAAATAAATGTCAACAACTAATCTGTTATTATCTTGGTCGTCATCAACTCTAACATTTTGTAAATCAATTCTTGGTTCATAGTTGATTAAAACTTCTTCTATTTTTCTTTTTAAAAATATACCAGTCATTGGTGTAAAAGGTTCAAATAACAACTCTCTAACACCACAACCTAATTCAGGTTGAAATGGTCTTTCGTAAAAATTAGTTTGTACTAAATTTTTTACTGCTCTTTTAATAGCAACCACATCTTCAACAACATTAACATCATTTGTTACAGCATTACGGTTAAAGTCTAGGTCAATATCCCTAAACCTTCTGGAATTTCGTGTACTCTTACTTTTAGATGATGCGTCATAAACTGCCATAACGGTAATATTTATAAAGTTTTTTGCAACTTAATTTGCAAAAACACTAGAAGAGCCTGAAGTCATAGCACCTGCATCTGCACTATCACCAATTCTACCTACAGGAATACTATTCACAAATACATTTGGTGAACCTGCGTTTAAGTTTGCAACATGTGGAGCACAAGGTGGTGCTGGTGGAAATGGGTGTGATACTGTAGGCGCACCTACAACAATAATATTGATACCATTTGCTTTAACGGTACCATCTGTATTAGATGAAGCTATAGTAGTGGTGCTGGCACATATGTGTCCTGTAGATAAACTGTCACCAACTCTACAAACTGCCGGCATTATCTAGCCTGTTTCGCTTTTAAAGCTTCTCGTCTTCTCTCTTGTATCATTGCTTGTTTAACTTTTCTACCAATTGGTATGATTACTGAATGACACATCTCTTTACCTTTTTTACTAATATACTCAACACTTATCATTGTGTCTTTAAATTGAGATTGAACTGACCTGATAGCTTTCTTTAAACTAATCTCTTCTTTTTCTTGTGTATCACCTGCTTCATTCCAAAACTTAAACATTCTCATTTTTGCCATAAAATCCTATTTTTTGACTGGAGTATCACATCTACATTCTTTGCAACACTCAATTTCAATCTTTTTTCCGTCGCCGTCTGTATGTTCTTTGATACAAGGGCTGCCACAATGGCATTGATGCCCACAATTACTGCAATATTCCATTAATACCTCTCTTTTTTATATTTAGGCTAAAAATTACAAGCAGCTTTCATTGCTCGTAACTCAGTTTCAGTTAAATTTTCTCTATTTTCTAATGCTGATTCGCCGATTCGCTCTAAATCTGGCGAAATTTTGCAATTTTGGCGTACTCCTGAGCAGGAAATGAGAAAAAAGAACAAAACTAGAACAAAATAATTCATAAACCCTTGATTTTACTTGCTTTTTTAATTGATTTTTTTTAAAAAAGTGCTTGCCGACACTATTTATCTATGATATTATATAACTATAATGAAAAATGAGAAAGGACAACAAAATATGACTAATTTTTTCGCAATAACAACTATTTTGGCTGCTATTTTAGCAGTCGGAAGTATAGAGGACTGTGCCGGTGCTTGTATGGGACAAGAAAACTGGTTTATGTTTGGAATAATGGTTGCCATTATGGCCATATCTGGTATAATGACTGTATTAACTATGAAGAAAGGACAATAATATGACTGTACAAGTAACTAAATCTGCAAAGACCTTAGATGAAGGCATTAAGAACTTAATTGAAGGTTCAAAACTAGACTATGCAAAATGGACTGAAAAAGGCCGTGCTGAAGGCTCAAGTTATTATGATGAAAGTTTAGCGAACTTTGAAAAAAATTGTTCTGTACAACCAGGTCAAAATTACATCAAAGTTATCCGTGAAAATGCTGTTCACGCTTTTGTCATTAAAAAACTTACTGATAAAACTAAAGCAATGGGTTTTAAAGTTGGTGACATTTTGAAACCTGCTGGATGGAGAGCGCCTGCTTTGAACAAAGCTAGAGG